TCCGGCTAATGTTACAGACCTATCACACGTTACATCTATTACTACATACGTATATGTACCTGCTTTTCTCTGTACACCATTAATAGCACACCGTTGGTCCAGTACGTTCCCAATGGCTTGGTCTGGATCAAAAGAAGCGTTTACTTGGCTTAATAGCTCTAACTGGTCCCCAGCTGCTTGGGCAAATACGTTGATAATCTGCCCATCAGGCGAATTGCTATCTACGTTGATATCTTCCCCGTAAATGGTTTGAAAATCTTGCGTCAAATCTTCTACTATTTCACGCTGGGTCTTTACTTGTAACCCGTTTCCGTCAAAGCTATTAGGCATTTAATACCTCCACTGTATCAGTTAAAATTTCGCCATCTAAAAACTCTATGCTTATCGTAATAAATAGTTTTCTGTTCGTAAGTGTATAATCTAGGTTAACTATCTTTTTAACTTGATAGCTCCTTAAAATTGTTCTCTGTACATCTACTAAAATCTTTCTAAGATTCTTCCCTCCTAGTAAAGTCCACCAATCAATCCCTTTTTCCATATCAAAGAAACAATCACCTAAAAACTCTAATAAGCGTGTCTTTATGTTCATCATAAGAGCTTCGTTATCCGTAAGGTAACTATTACGCCCTTTACCAAATACCCAATCTCCATTACTATCTATACCACGAAATCTCATTAGTTAACTCCACTTGTAGGATAACCACTTGTTGTGGTAGTATGTGTATGACCAGGACCAATATCTTTTCCGTTTACAACAAAACTACCCGCTATCACTACATCTCCTGTTAGATTTATAGTAGCACCCGTTACACTTACACCTGTGCTATCTACTGTTACAGTAGAAGTTCCATTTGTTATTGTTGCTTTGTTTTCTTCTAATTTAACAGTAGAAACACCATATTTAAGCTCTACTCCACTATTGAAATAATCTGTAATCTGGTTCTGTTTGTTACGGATCCCTACTAAAGCTATAGCATCAGCAAAATTATGCATTCTTTCTGTCCGAGGAGCTACGCTTTGGCCGCCCGAGTACCAGTTGTCTATATCTTTATCGTTAAATAACACTAAACAGCTGTCTCCAGGTTGTATAGGGAAAGTTAGACGCCCTTTCCCGCCTGAAAGAATTATACACGGGCAATCTACTAACACTGGGTACTCTTTAAGAACACCGTTCATCATACGTAGCATCTTAATCTCTACCTCAGCTGTCTGAGTAGATGAGTCAAATGACACTATCTCACCCACTTGATGACAGTTGATAGAGCTCATTATTTCTTTCTTAAGAAGCTCTAATACACTAGCTATTGTCGGCTCATTCGCCTGTTGTATACTATTTGCCATTTATAATCTTCGGTGTTCCTGTTACATAATCTAACGACACTTTGGTTTTACATTCACCACTTTTAGCATCTGAAATCGTACCTGTATGTTCTATCCCGTTTACTCTATAAGTACCGTTGTAGATGCGTTCTGTTTGACTGTTTATTTCTACAAATTGCCCTATCTGCAAACGAGGTTCAAATATCATTTCAAATGTTAAAAACGATTCTTGTCTTAAAGGACTACCTAGCAGCCCTGTTTGTGCATCAATAACTTTGACGTTCCCTTCAAACCCTTCGTTGTCTAACAAACAATGTGCTTTCTCTAAATCAATGAAAAAATGCCCCTCACTAATGTTGTTTAAGTATTGTATGGTCGGCCCATCTAAGGTATTACCACGTGTTAATGAAAATTTGAAATCTCCTACAGCTCCAGGTTCTATTTTAGGCAAGTCAGCAAAAAGAGTATTAAGTGCCTGCCTATCGGTTGTTCCTTTGGCAAATTGGCGGCTAGAATAGCCGTTTACATAAGCGAACCCACCATCTAATGCGTTTATAGTAGTTTCATAATTTACGCCGTTTCTCTTAGAAAAAGCGTTCTGTATGTTACCTTTGAAAATTAAAGGCAACGTTTCTTTTCCTAAAGAGTACCCGGCACGTAATTCTACTCTTTTATAGTACATTGTTTTATAGTTGTCAAGGAACACTTTGCGACGTGTATCTTCACCTAGATTCAAAACTGTTATGGTGGCTGTGTTTGCCGTAGCGTTCACGTTGCGTTTAATATGAAAGTTTATTGTCAAAGGCATCGTGATATCTACGTATTCTTCAGCTTTATCATCTGTTTGTACAGTTAAGACATAGCTACGAGTCCACTTTTCCATTAGTCATCTCCACGCAATTCTCTTTGCATCTGCACAAATAAATCTACTTCTTCTTTACTTAAAATACTTAGACTCGCTCGGCCTACCAAGAAATCTTCAATAAGCAACGGGTCTTGAGCATCTTTACATTGACACATAATACCAAAAGGTAACTTGTTTCGCCATTGATTTAATAGATTTGTATTAGTGGTCACTCTTAGATTGTATACTGCAAAATTCAAATCATCATAGATAACATTGACAAACCAACCTAACTGAGTGGGTTTATACGTTAACTCTAATACAATACGAGAACTATCACTGTCTAGCAAGATAGTGTGTTTTTGCTTGGCGTCATTAGAAATGTTGTCTAGTGTTTGCATTATCTGGTCCGGTTCATAGCTTTGTCATATGCTGCTTGAAACCCTTTTTCTTTAGCTGTCCAAAGTAAGCCGTCATTATCAGTAGGTTTCTTAATACCTTTGTCTACTTGACTAGACAGAGTTTGCTTGGCTAGTTTAGACAATTCAGGATTGTTATAAGTCATCATCTGACCAGCTATACGTATTTTCTTAAATTTAACCGTAAATTCACTAATATACGCGCTATCTTCTTCTTGGCGAGCGCTTACCGATAAGATAGCCATATTGTCAAATACACCGAACGGCGTGTATACAGTACATAAACGTCGAGCTTCCCACATCTGATAGAATTTGTCAAATACTGCTTGCTGATTAGGCACATCTTCAGGAACAGAGATGTTATTTAACATATCTTCTATACGGTCAATGGGTCGGTTAGCTTTTTCGTATATCCTGTATACTTCTTGCGCTCTGTTCAAAATGTATTGAGTTTGCGTGGTTAGCTTGGGGGCGAACGGACTTAAAGAACTGAGCTTTTCAGGTATGCCTACATCTAAACCTTTAAGACTTTCAGGGAGTTTGTTTGTAAGCTCTCCGACATATCCTGATAACGTAATAGTAATAGGTTTTAGACCGATATGGTCTTGCATCGTTTTATTATCTTCTACCCAGTTATCGGTGATTTCACTCTCTAAAGTAGCTTCTTCTTCGCCACGAGTATCAAATAAATAAACGTCACTTTCGATGTTTTCAGGAGCCACAACGAACATCTGGCCTGCTGTAGAGGCAAGGTCTACAAGGTTTACTAAACTGTTAAACGGTTTAGCTGCTGGATTATTTAATAATCTATCTAGTTCTAGAGCCATATTAATCTAAGGCCAACTTCGCCTGTCCTTTATTGTTACTGTATTTAGTATATCCACCATCTCCACCGATAGCTCGCGCAGCGATTTGCCCTTGTTCTTGGTATAATTGCTTTTGCAAGTCCATCGCAGTTTCAGCTATTTCTTGAGCATTGTTGCCTTCTACGCGGAATGCGGTGTGATTTTCTAAGTTTACTACAATACCCTTCTGGTTTAATTTGCTTATAGCATCAGGAGTAAAAGATGTTTGATAAGCCCCAAACCGTCTGTCTAAACGACTTTGTGCAATGTCTGAAATTCTTTCAGCTCCTGCATCTTTTAATAATCCTCTTACAAACGGGAGTCTTAATAACCAAGCTATCCCATCGACTATTTCGTTGATAATACGAGCGAGATATTCAAATACTCCGATTTCTTTCATAAAAGTTAGCGTTTCTTTTATTCCTTTGAAAGACAGTTTAATAGCCTCTACGGTGATTAAGAATAAGTCTTTTATTCCTTCCCACACATCTTTGAATTCTTCGCTCTGGTTGAGCCACTCTACAATTTCTCCTGTAATACTATGGCCGCCATTAAAATATGCGTATAAATCATCTAAAACAAGCAGTAAAGCACCGATTCCTAGTGTCCACGGAGCAAATATAGCTGCCAATGCTACTCCTATTGCTGCGAGTCCGATTTTCATTTCTTCTGTTAGCTTTATGGATTCTTTGATTTTATCACAAAGGCTGTAAAACCCTTGAGCTGCTCGTATTCCTAACTTAACTATCCCAGTTTGAATGCTGGCTCCAAGAGCTTGCAATTTGATGACAATCTGTTTAATGTAAAACCAAAACTTGTTCCACTGCTGGTTTAGCTTGACAAGCGCTTTTTGCTCTTTATCGGTTAGAATGAGTTGCTTGTTCATTTCTTCCGTAGTTCCACGTAGCATAGCATAATATACGCTATCACTTATACCCGCTTTGCTTGCTAGATACTTAGCTTCAGCAGGATTAGTGGATTGCATACGTCTAAGAGCGGAGCTGATTTGGTTTAGTTGTGTTACTGGATCTTGTCCAGGAGTTAATCCTAAACGAGTAAAAATCGGGTCCCACCCGTACCCTAAACGGGCTTGAGCATTGGCTTGCTGGAGTTTCTGGATAGCTCCTCCTAGCTCTGTCATACTTACACCCGCCTGGGCCGCTTGGAACGATAATTTCTGGAGTTGAATAGTGGACAATCCTGTGTTTAACTGGTATTGGTCCATAAATAAAGCTGATTCACGTGCAACTTGACTCATCTTATCAAGCGCCGCCGCTGCACCAATTAGCTGAGATTTAACAGCTATGGTTGTGCTAACCATACCTTTCAGAGTAGAGACAGCATCTTTGCCGCCTTTAAGAGTGATTAACGCATATAATTCAGCTATCTTCATTTCTTATTCAACTCCATATAAGTTGATTGATAATCGTTTAAGAATTTTTCGTATGATAATGCTTGCAATACTTCCCGGCTATTCATACGTTTTACTACTTCTATATCCCCGTAACCTGCTTTTACTAGCTTTAATATGACTACTAGGGAGTTACTAGAGATTTCTACTTTTGGGTCGTTGTTGCTTCCTTTACTAGCGTTGAGAACTTTGAAAAAAGGTTTTTCGTAAAAGGGCTCAAGTTAAACTTGACCACCTCCCAGCATACTGCTAAATAGTCCTCACGAGCTTTGACATCATCGAAAATATCCCAAGAAGTAATACGTTGCTTATTGTAGGTGCATCTCTTAAGACACGCCAAAATAGCTTCTTTCATTAACTGACTTGTTAGACAGCTTAAAAACATATCTTTTAAGCTGTTTAGATTCGAAGTCAGGTCTTTGACATCGGCATTACCATCTACTTTAACGCTTTTTAAGCATTCAGCAGTGGCAGCGAATAATCGTTCCCCTTCCATAAATGGGGCCAAAGTTATTTCTAGCTCGGCCCCACTGGGAAGGGACACTTTAGTTTGGTTCCCAAGATTTGTCATAGTGTCCCTCACGTATGATATTAGCCGATTGTGCGGCTGTTGTTACCGAAATGGATCGTGTACACGGCTACTGATTGTTCAGTATCCCCTTCGGCGTTCGATTTTACTTCTACGTTCTTCGTAAATACTCCACCCGTTACTAAATAGGTGTCCGTCGTGATATTTCCTTGCCCATCCCCTACACGCTTTACAAGCTCACCTTCCAAGGTTACAAACCCAGAAAAGTCGTTCTTTTGTGCGGCAAGTAAGTTCTGCAAGAATTTGTCATCACTAGACCCACGAAGTACACGGATCACTAACTCAGCTTGACGGCCTGTTTCATTAAGCGCATAAATCGTATTCCCGTCTTTACCCGTTTTCAACGCAGCAATATCATTCGGAAACGTCAATGCAGCATAATCACCATCCGCAAAGTCAGCAAATACACGGTCACGGAGTTTCAAAGTATCATTTCCAGTTAAAGATAAACTAAGTGCCATATTTCCTCCTAAGCGTTAATATATACCATTACATTAGTAGAGTGAATTGCACCAGCTTCTTTAATGGCAATTTGCACTAACGGAGCTTTGCGTTCCTCACGTTCGGTCTGGGCTTGTTTGTTAACAGGCAAAGAATAGATATAATACCCGACTTCTTCAATGTTACGAAGCATTGCTTCTACATCACCGAAGCGGTCCGCACTGTTCCAAGCACCAGGAGCTACATACCCGTTGCGTACGCCTCTTTCACATACTAAACGATATGCACCTTTCAAAATGGTCATACCGGGTTCAGTTTGCGGGACTTTCGTAGATACTTTGGCTAGGGCATTGAATCCTGCTACTTCCAACGCTCCTAAGAACCAGCAACGGTTGTATACTTGGTCAAAGAATTTGTTTGCACCACTCGTAAAGGTTTTAGACACACCCGCGATATTTACATAGGCATCAGCACCACACGCTTGGCACAGGTTTAATTGAGTTTGCGTCATAGTGGGGTCAGCCGTAATACCTACTAGGTCTTTTAAGTGCATCGTAGAAGTGGTGTTAGAACCTTCAAAAGCCGTGCTTAAAGCTCTACCGGCATACGCAGCAGCCATCAATTTAGCAGGTTCCGTAGTAGCGCTTAAGTAAGCTAGACAACGGGTCTTGTCATATCCTGCTTCTGCAATATCGTGGAAAGAACCAGTAGCACCAATATCAGCAGAATCATTAGACACTACAAACAGCATTTTGTTTAAGGTCTGTACAACAGCAGCCGCAGCAGTTACTTCCGTGCTATCGTAATCTTTCGTGCTTAAAATACCGAAGTATTGCACTAAGGACGAAGTGCGAGTAACAGCATCAGCTAAGGTCTCAAAACCACCACCGCTCTCTTCTAAAAATGGAATTACTACTAGGTACCCATTGCCATTCAAAATGTTCGGGGTCTGTGCAAATACAGACAACGCCATTTTGTAAGTGGT